GCCATGATGACGCAGACAGCCAACCGCGCCAACGCGGACAACCGAGAGGAGGCGGTCCAGGAAATCTACGACATGGTGAACAACGCAGCGTCCAACGTGTTGTCCCTGTTCGCACCGGAAATCGACATGCGGCCGACCATCACGACCGAGGCACTCTTGCGGGCAGAGAACGAAATCATGCGGGAGGTCGTGGAGAAATTTGAAGCCGAGGAGGGACCGATACATGAGCCAGCGTCGCTTCAGTCCAGTGTCGTACGACTCGTTCACTGAATATCTGAAGAAGGAAAAGAAGACACTTCTTCGACAGATCACCAACGCCCAGGTTCACCACACGGCCCGGCCCACCATGAACGGGTACAGGCTCGCAAAGGACAAGGAGTCCATCATCCACGCCATGTACCTGTACCACACCACGCCCGCCCCCAAGGGCAGAGGGTGGCGGGACATCGCGCAGCACTTCACGTTCACGGAGGACTGCATCTGGGATGGGCGGCCACTGAACTGGGACTCCGGTGGTTTCCTTGGCGCGGAGAACAAGGGCGGCATCTGTGTGGAAATTCTTGTCAACTCCGACACGGAGCAAATCCCGGCGGAGTTCTGGCGCAGGATATGCCAGGGGTACGCGTCTTTCAGGGAAGTATGGCCCAACATCGAGTTCCGGTTGCACAGGGACCAGCCCTCCGCCATCAAGGACAAGAAGTCCTGCCCGGGCAAGGGGATTACACTGGCCGCGCTGGAGCAGGGCGTGGCGCTGTCACTGGCCCAACAGCCGTCGAAGACCCCGGAGCACACCATCGAACGGGTGAATATCGCGCTGACCACTGCAGGACTCCCACCGCTGGCCCCATTGTACTGGGCAGAGAAATCCTACATGGAGTCCAACATTTACGCGCTGCTCAAACGGTTCGAGGATTACACCCGCGCAGTCAGGAAGTAGGGCCCTATGCACGACTTTTCCAAATGTCCAAGATGCGGTTCCAACACCGACCGGACCCGGGCCTTCTCAGGCTCGTGGTCCGAATTTTGGTTGGAGTGCACAGAGTGTAATACGTTCATCAACACGTACAAGCCCCAACCGCACCAGGCCGCTGTCCACAAGGAGAACCGGCGCTACGTCGGCAACTTCGGAGGGTATGGCACCGGCAAGACCACAACCTCCCGGCACGAGGTGGAGAAGCACATCTTGATCACCCCGAACGGCAACACGCTTATCGGTGCCAATGTGCAGTCCCAGTTCGACCAGACCATCCGCAGGGAGTTCGAGGCGGACTTTCCGGCAGCATTCGTGCGGGACAGCAACGCGCAGAAACAGTACATCGACTTCATCAACGGCCACCGCGTCATGTACCGGCCCTTCGATGACCCAGACAAACTGCGTTCCTACAACCTGTCCATGTTTGTCATCGTCGAGGCGTCGGAGTGCAAGGCCGAAGTGTACCATCAGTTGAAAACCCGTCTGCGAAACCTGGCCGCCACTGTGCCCAAAGTGGACAAAGAAGGCAACGTGGTGATGCGCAGGGCGAAGAACGGGGTAGAAGTCCCCGTCATTGAGCAGGACTGGAGGCAGGGAATCATCGAATCCAACCCCGATGCGGGCTGGGTGTATGAGGATGTGCTGTCCAATGCCTGGAACATCGTGCGTCATGGGCGCGTGTACGATGAATACAAGGTGGAGGAGGAGAACCGGGACCCTTCCATCGCCGTGCACATCGCCTCCACGGACGTCAATGCCTACCTGCCGGAGAATTTCATCGCGGAACTGACGAAGAACAAGCCCAAGTGGTGGATCTCCAGGTTCATTTACAGCTCATTCACCTACGCGGAGGGCATGGTGTACCCGGCAGCGGCCAAAACCTTCGTTCAATCCCACCCCATACCCAAGGATACGATGCGTTTGGTGTCCCATGACTACGGTTTGAGCGATGATGCGGTGCTTTTGCTGGCAGCGGTGGACGAAAAGCGTGGCAAACTCATCATTTATGACGAGGTGCGCACGGCCAACCAGTCCGTCGAGGAGCTTTCGGGCATGTTCCTCACGGCCATGAAGGATATTCCGCACGGCATGATGTACACCCAGCCCCTGATCGACCCGAAATCCGGCATCAAGCGCGACTATGACAAGAAAACCCTCATTGATCACTACGAGGAGTACGGGTTGTACTTCAAACCGGGACATATCAACCTCGAAGCACGCATCATGCGCCTGAATACCTACTTCGAGACAGGCCGGATCGAGATATTCGAGGACAAGTGCCCCGCATTGTGCAGGGAACTGCGCGGATACAAGTACCCGGACCGCAAACTGGGCGACCGGAAGAACCATTACAAGCCCGTGGACAAGAATAACCACGGCATCAACGCCCTGGAGTGGATTTGCATGGAGCTTCCGTCCAATCCGTCCAATCTGAGGCACGGTGCCTTTGACAGATTCGGCCGGCGCATCAGGGATATAACCCCGGAGGAGAATGACTACAAACAGAAGGCCATGCAGTTTGCAGCATTTGCGCTCGAAGAAGAGCCAGAGTATGATTATGGCGTAATCAACCAAGGATTCTGAAAGGAGAGCACATGGAACTCGTACTTGCACTGGCCATCCTGCCTTTGGGGATTGCCGCACTCGTTGCGGTGCTGACAGGCAGACCGCTCCGGCTTGAAATCACACACAAGCAGGACGTCCCTCCTGTCACCGTCTCCGAGGCACCGGAAGAACCAGCGGCCCAGGTCGTCAGGGAGACCGTGGCCCAGACACTACAGCAAATGTGGATGGGGGTAAGCAACGATGATGACAGCTCAACAGCTGGGTGACCTGCGCAAACTGTGTGAGACGCATTACGCCCAGGAACACCGACGTATTCGGATGCTGGACGCTACGGACAACGGGGATTTGTGGAAAGCGCTGTCTGCCAAGTTCCCGGCGTACCAGATTCTGCCCGACACCAACTGGATTGCCTATGTGAAGGCCAACATCCTGTCCGCCATCTACACGGTGGGCAAGTCTGCGTCCCTTCTTCCGACCTCGGAGCAGGACAAGGACATTGTCATGAACCTGAACGTGTGGCTGGAGCACATCTGGAAGCAGGACAAGATCGGCTTCTACCAGTTCCTTGCCGGAGAGCGGGCCGCGTTGACCAATCTGGGGCTGACCTACGTCGGCTGGCGGGAGAATCCCGATCCGCGCCGCGGCAACACCAAGGCCAGGGAGTGCGTGCTGCAGAACGTGGACCCGTTGAAGTTCATGCGCGATCCGTTCGCCGTGGACCTGGACTCCTCGGCGTACTGCATGATGTACGACAAGCACCACAAGTCTTTCTTCGAGGAAGACCCCCGGTACGCGGACGAGTTCGCCAAGCACAAGCTCCGGTCCGCAGGAAGCGGTGTCAACGTCCCGGAGTACATGCACGAGAAGACACCGGACAAGGACTACTACACCCTGTGCATTTTCTGGGTGTGGGAGGAAGGCAAACTCAACGAGTACCATGTCATTGACGACGCCACCATCCTGTACTGGAAGGAAGACATCCGGCCGAGCTGCTTCCCCATCGTTCCGCTGTACTGCAACATCCCGGGCAAGCGGCTCATCGGCAATTCGGAATGCGCCAAGGTGTTCGCCAACAACACGGCCTTCAACCTGATGGACTCCATCGCGCTGACAGCCGAGTACAAGAACCAGCGCCCACCCAGGTTCATCAGTTCCAGTTCCGGCCTGAACATCCCGGCGTTCAACAAGTACGGCAACGAGGCGGACCACACGTTCATCGTCAACGGCCCGGCTGAACGTGCCGTCCACTACCACGAGTTCCCGAACGTCAGTCCGAACGTCCTGTCCATCAAGGCGGGACTGCAGGCTGGCATCCAGACTGTATCCGGTGTGGACGGCCGGTACACGGGCAGGGACACAGGGTCCATTCTGACCACCGGCGGAATCGAGGCGATGCTCGACCGGGCCACACTCATCGACACCCCGAAGATCATGATGTACGAAGAGTACGCCGCCCGTCTGACGGAGCTTGTCGTGCGCAACTACCTGGAGTATTCGCCCGACCGGGAATACTTTGTGCGCAACCCGACGACCCGCAAGTACGAGACCCTCAAAGTGCCCTTCCTGGACATCGACGCAGGGACGCTCTTCCAGTATGAGATCAACATCTCCTCGGAACTTCCGAAGAACAAGTCCCGTGTGGCCCAGATTGCCAATCTTCTGATGGAGAAGCAGATGCAGTACGGCGGCAACCAACAGGGTCCGCGCCTGATCTCCGAAGAAGAGTGGCTGATGATGATGGACCTGCCCAACAAAGAGTACATGTTGGAGCGCATGAGCATCGAGCGCATGCAGAACACGCTGGAGGATGTGGCGCAGACCGTGTTCACCTACGCCGACCTCGTCAAGCAGGGTGCGACACCGGAAGACGCCATGCTCGGAACGGCCCAGTCCCTGGAGGCCAAGCGTCGTGGTGAAATGCCGGAGGAGCCCATGATTCCGCCTGTCGCGCAGGAACAATCCTTTAATCCCCAGCAAATGCAATAACACATTTGACTACCAGCAAAAGGCTGTGGTACGCTTGCCGTGAGCAAGTTAGGTCCACAGCCTTTTCTGTGTGTATCTTGCCGCTCCGGGCACATTCGCCGGTGTGCCACATTGAAAGGAGAAAAGGTAGATGCCATTTGACACAGGAGCACCAGTACAGTCAGACATCTTTGCAGCGTTCGGACTGAACGCGGAGGGCAAAAAGTCGGATGCACCACCGCCCGCAAACGGGCAGGGCGACCAGACTCCGCCGCCCGACACAGACACGGACAACGCAACGCCGCCCGCAGCAGACGGAACCCCAACCCCTCCGGCTGACGAAAGTGGTGAGGCAGACAAACCGAAGAAGCCGACGGCACCCCCGCCGGATGACAAGGCCGCCAAACAGTTTGCGTCCATGCGGGTGCAACTGAAGCAGTATGAAACCCTGCTGACGGATTTGTCCAAGCTTCTTCAAATCCCGGACACCCTCGACCAGACCGGAAGACTCGAAGCGCTGAAGGATGCCATCATCAAGGGTCAGTCCAAGCAGTCCGGAATTTCGGAAGAAATTATCCGAAGACAGCAGGCCAACGACGCCGAACTGATGGAGCTTCGCGCAGGACAACACGCGGCACAGATGTACGGCCAGTTCCAAAAGGTGATGGACACCTTCAAGCTGGACCAGGACAAGTTGCGTGACTTTGCACAAGAGCTTCAGGCCGCAGGGATAGATGTGTTCGATCCCAGCAACAAGAATCTTGATTTGCTGCGAGAGTACCGGGACCGACACTTCGACGAGATCCTCACTGCACGCGAAAAAGCGGCGCGGGAAGCGGCTCTTGAAGAAGAACGGAAGCGGGCTGAGAAAGCAAACAAACATGGTACGACCCCTCCCGGCAGACAGGGCGCTCCTGCAGGAGAGGGCGGACAGAAAATCGAAACCCAGGCGGCCCTCAGTGTTTTCCTGGACAGCCTCGTAAAGTAAGCGGTATCACGTAGAAAAAGGAGTGTGGATTATGCCTCTCGTGCTCAATGCTTTGAACCCTGTGAATGACATCAACAGCGTGGTTGACATGCTCAACCAGGCCCCGGACTCGAACCTCATCCGTCCCGATGCGTTCTACAGCAAGCAGCTGTTGGACACCATCCGGTACGACGAGAAGGAGTACATGTACTTCCGTCTCGCGGACTCCGCCCCCATCCAGGACAAGGCCGACAAGCTGGTCCTTCGTCGGTGGGCTCCGCTCCAGGCGCACACCGTGCCGCTGGCCGAGGGCATCCCGCCCAAGTCGGACCGTGGCTCTGTGGAGAAGTACGAGCTGACTGCCAAGCAGTATGGCCGTTACATGGAATTCACCGACAAGGTGGACTTCAGCGTGGTCGATCCTGTCATAGCGCACTACGCCCGTGAGTATTCCATCGTTGCCATCGAGACGTTGGACCTGTTGGCCCGTGAGACTCTGCTCACACTGGCGAACAAGTATTACGCCGGAATGGCCGCGAACTTCGAGGCTCTGACCCCGGCGTCGAAGCCCACGTTGTCAGACCTCCGTCTCATCGTCATGTCCCTGAAGCGCCAGATGGTCAAGCCGCGCAGCAATGGTCGGTTCCATGTCATCGGTTCTCCGGAGTTCTACTTCGACATGGTGTCTGATGCCACCGTCGAGAAGTACATGACGATCAACAACTCCACCAAGACCATGTACGACAATTCCAAACTCGTGCCGCTGTTTGACATGGAGTTCTACGAGAGCCCCATGGTTCCCACAACGTCCGAGTACATCAAGAACGGCAAACTCTACCGCAGGATGTACCGCACCACCACCGGCGGCTACGAGTACAGTTCCATTGCCGAGGATGCTGTGGACAGCTCTTCCGTCCCCTATGTCACCGTAGCCGATGGCTACGTCAAGGACAGCCGGACGGGCGCAGACGCATCCTACATCCCCGAACAGTGGACCTGGGACATCGACCGCTGGAACACGGACAACAAATCGGACGGTGCGGACTGGTATGAACTGAAGGCGCAGCACATTCTTGTCCTTGGCAAGGATGCGCTCACGAAGACCGGGTTGTCCGGCGAAGACGGCGCGAAGGTGTTCACGAAGGCCAAGGGCTCTTCTGGCGTCCTCGACCCGATTGATCAGCGTCAGTCCATTGGCTTCAAGATCAACTCCGTGGGCTTCGGCTCCACTCGGTTGGAAGCCATTGTTGACTACGTCTGCATCCCCAGCCAGGTCAACCCTGTATAAGGAGGAACACTGATGGCACGCACTGACGCACCAAGCACACAAACCGCCCCGGTGGACAACCGGCCCAAGACACTCCAGGAGCTCCAGAACATGAAGAAGGAACTCCTGGATGTGTACACCAAGGAGCAGCGGGA